GATACAGACGATTTTGCTAAATCAGCTACATTTGCTGATGTAAGTGCTGGTACAAGTTCAACAGTTAAAGGTATTTTTGATAAAGAATCAGTAGAACAAAGTGTAGGAGAAGCTGGACTTATAGAAGAAGTGCCAGTTTTTACTTGTAAATCAAGTGATGTTTCTGATGCTACTTTCAATGATACTTTTGTTATTGATACTGTTACTTATTATATTAAAGAGATACTTCCTGACGGAACAGGAGTGACGAGATTTACATTATCAGGATAATATGGCTCATATTAGAAAAACAATTAGAGAACACGTGGTTACTACAATTACTAGCTTATCTACTACTGGTTCAAATGTTTACGAAACAAGATATTTTCCTTTACAAACTGGGAATCTTCCAGCTTTAATTGTTTATACGTTAGATGAAACAGTTGAAGATTATACAATAGGACAAAATACACGAACTCAATTCAGATCATTAAATTTAATTATCGAAGCACATTGTCGAGGAACAGCTAACATAGATGATACGTTAGATACTATTGCAGAAGAAGTAGAAGAAGCGATGGTTACTGATATTACTCGTGGTGGTAATGCAAAAGATACAAAATTAGTTTCAACAGAAGTGGATTTTGATACTGCTAGTCAAAAGACAGGATTGATGAGGTTGACCTATTTGATTACATACAATACTGTCGAAAATGCAGTACAAGCTGGAGTATAATTATTATGGCAACAAATAGAATAAAATTAAAAACACCTAACGGCACAAGTGAGATTGAAACATTTGCAGATAAGGAAGAATATTATTTGAAAATGGGCTACACAAAGGTTGGTGTTACTGTTACAAAACCTTTAAGTACGTTTGGCAATAAAGCTAAACCGAAAATAAAAAAAGAGGAAAATAAATAATGGCAACACATACAGGAAGTTCAGGATTAATTAAAGTTGGAACTAATACTGTTGCTGAAGTAAGAAGTTTTACTTTAGATACAACAGCAGAATTATTAGAAGATACTGCATTAACTGATACTTCCAAAACTTTCCAAGTTGGCAAAAAAGGCGCAACTGCGTCTGTCGAGTGTTTCTGGGACGAAACAGACACTAACGGACAGATAGCAATAGCGGAAGGTGAACAAGTGACTATGACATTATATCCAGAGGGTGCGGGGAGTGGAGATTATTATTATGGCGGTACATGGATTATTACTGCCAATTCTGTATCAACTCCGACCGATGGTATGATAGAAGCAACTTTTTCAGCTACTTTAACTGGTGCGCTAACTAGAGGTACAGTTTAATTAATTTGACTATTTAGCTGAATTTAAGTATTTACTCTTTTATGAGTGATAATCTTGAACAAGCAAAAGAACATTTTAAAGCAATAGACAGGAAGATTATTGATGTTCCTGAATGGAAGATTACTGTCTATGCTAAACCTTTAACTTTAGCCGATAAAAGAATCTTAACTAGAAATACTAAACCTGATGACGTTACTTTATTTGCTGACGTTTTAATTCTTAAAGCTGAAGACAAAGAGGGAAAAAAACTTTATTCATTAGAAGATAAACAAACTTTAATGAGATCAGTTGATCCTGAAGTAGTGGCCAGAGTGGCTCAAGACATTTTGTCTGTTGTGCCAGTTGAAGACTGGCTAAAAAAAAATCAGGTCTGATCACGACCTTTTAAATATCCTACATCTTGCTAAAGACCTGAACTTGAAACTATCCGACATAATGGATATGAGTGTAAATGAGTTTAATTTATGGTGTGCTTTTTACGATAAGTTAAATCGTGATAGCAAGTTAAAAAGATAATGGCAAGAAACAGATTACAATTCGATATAAACGCAAAAGATAAAACTAAACGAGCATTTAGTACATTAAAACGTGGACTTAAAGGCGTAAGTAAAGCTATTTTTAATATGAAGACAGGACTAGCGGCTGTTGCTGGTGTAGCTGGTCTAGGTTTATTAATTAGAAATTCACTACAAAGTATTGATAAGTTAGGAAAGTTATCTCGACAAGTATTTATTTCAACTGAACGATTAGGTGCATTTAGATTATCAGCAGAACTAGGTGGAACATCTTTAGAAGCATTTGCAAAAGGTGTTCGTACAATGGCAGTTGGTATTAACGATTGGCTCGTTAAAGGAACTGGTATTGCACAAGACGCATTCATACAATTAGGAATTACTCAAGATGATTTAAGAGAAACAAATGGAGATTTGTTTGCACAATTTCAAATAGTTGCTAACGCTTTAAACAATATGAAAGACGGCACAGATAAAACTGCGGCCGCTTATAAATTGTTTGGTGGTAGAAACATAGAACTCTTAACTGCTATTGAAAATGGCACAATGGGAATGGAAGAACAATTCCAAATGGCTAAAAGACTTGGTCTTGTTATGTCAAAAGAAGTTGTTCTTGGAGTAGAAGCGGCTAACGATTCAATGTCTTTATTAAAAATGGGTATGGTTGGTTTAACTCAACAATTTTCTGCGGCACTAGCACCAGCTATTTTAAGAGTATCAGATAATATAAGAGAATCATTATTACATTGGGTTGAAAAGACTCATGGAACTATTCAAGATTTTGGAGATTATTTAGCAACTAAATTAATTAAGAGTTTAGGCCAGATTGCTGAAGTAATGGTTCATGTTGCTGAAGCTACTACTAATGCCGCTATTGGTTTTTCTAATTTAGGTATAGCGGTTGAAAATACTGGTTTATTTTTTACTAAATTATTTCCTAAATATAAAGAGTTTAATCAACTTGTAGATTTTAGCGATGAAAAAATAAAAAGTATTAAAGAAACAATTAATGATTTAACTACTTCAGGAGATGAAGATTTTGGAAAAGTTTTTTCAGTAGAAGCATTAGATAAAGCTAGAGCAAAGATTGAAGCAAGAGAATTAGAATCAGTCAACAAACGTAAAAAGATTCAAAATGAATTATATGCTTTTGAAGATGCTAAAATGAAAGCACAAGAAAAAGCGTATGAAGAAAACGAAAAAAAGAAACAAGAACTTCGTACAAAAGGATTAAAAGATATGAGAAGTAATTTAGAGGGAACTCTAACTATTATGTCAGGTAATTCTAAAAAAGCATTTAAAATGTTACAAGCACATAAAATAGCAGAAGCAATCGTTAATACTTATTCGGCAGTTATGAAAGCATTTGCGGCTTTTTCTCCACCAATGAGTTATCTTGCGGCTGGTTCTGCATTGTCTTTTGGTTTAGCACAAGTATCACAAATACGTTCACAGAAATTTACAGCTAGAAGACAAGGTGGAGCAGTTTCAGAAAATAAACCTTATATGGTTGGAGAGGGTGGGCCAGAGGTTATGATTCCAAACAGTAGTGGGTTTATCAGTCCTAATCTTGGTGGTAAAAATGTTAATGTTAATTTTACAATCAATGCAGTTGATACTACTGGGTTTCAACAACTACTTGCTAACGAAAGAGGTATGATTGTTGGAATGATTAATAGTGCAGTTAATCAACAAGGAAAGAGTGATATAATTTAATGAGTGGTGCTTTACCTACATCTCCAGAATTTAATGCTTTATCGTTTCAAGAAGAAGTGAATACGTTAATTAGTGTATCTGATAGTGGAAGACGATTCGCAAGACAAATAGATAATCAAAGATGGAAATTTACTTGTAAATATACAAATTTATCAAGAGTAGAATTTGCACCTATCTTTGCTTTCATTACAAAACAAAGAGGTTCAAAAGAAACATTTACAATTACTCCACCAAATTTAAAAAACGCTTTAGGTTCTGAAACAACAACTATTTCAGTTAATGGTTCTCATACTGCTGGAGATACTACAATAGCGATTGATGGATTTAATGCTGATTCGGCTGGTTCACTTAAAGCTGGAGATTTTTTAAAATTTGCAAGTCATACTAAAGTTTATCAAGTCGTTAGCGATGTAACTCCAAGTTCAAATGCCGCTACTGTAACAATCGAACCACCTTTAATTGAAGCATTAACAAATGATTCGACAGTTACTTATGATGCTGTTCCTTTTACAGTTTATCTAACTTCTAGTGTTCAAAGTTATAGTATGGGTATTAACAATTTATATAATTATGAATTTGATGTATGTGAGGCGTTTTAATGGCACTTAGAATTTCAGACGAAGCAAAAGTTCAAATGCCTATGAAGACAGTTGCCAGTCTGATCGCACTTGTTTCTATTGGCACGTGGGCTTTTTTTGGTATTCAAGAAAAACTTAATACACATAGTACACAATTAGAAATTATGTCAAAAGATTTAACTCTTAATTCAGAATTTAGAATTGGTTGGCCGAGAGGATTATTAGGATCACTTCCAGCCGATTCAGAGCAATTTATGTTAATAGAAGAATTATATAAACAAACAGATAAACTACAAATACGAGTAGATAGTATGTTACATAATGAAGTTAATATAACTGCATTAAGTAAAGCAGTTGAAAAATTACAAGATGATGTAGAGAAATTAAAAGATAAACAAAGATCATTTGCAAATGGAAACGGACATTAAATGGACAAAATTGTAGAAGTAGTTGTGGCACTTTGTATGTTTTATCAAGGTGGAATTATTGAACACACTTATAAAGAATCTATGTCTGATTGTTTAAAAAGTAAGCGTATAGCTTCTCGTGAAGTAAATCCTGAAAATGTTAGATTTGCTTGTGGTAAAGTAACAGCAGAAACAGAAATTTATATGGGAGAAAAAAAGATACTTAAAATATTAGAGGACAAATATTAATGAATGATAAAATTATTACTGCATTGTTGGCTATTCTCATCGCACTTGGAGGGTGGACGCTTTCAAGAACATTCAGCTTGTCGCAAGATATGGTTCTTATTAAAGAAAAAGTTTCCAATATTGAAGAAACTATTGAGAAGATTAAACAGAAACCAAAAAAGAAAAAGAAGAAAAAGAAGAATAAGGAATGATAAATGAAATATTTAATAACATTTTTGTTTTTAATTTTATTAATTGTTGGATTAACAGCTTGTTCATTTGAAAACACAAGACAATCTATTGGCGTTACAACGAATCCATTAAGTACAAAAATGGAAGAAAAAACTAAATTTCAATGGAAAATAACGTGGGGTAAAATAAGACCAAAAGAAGATGATGACGATTAATGACTAGAGGTTTAACAACAGCAGTAAAAAATGCACTAGCGGCAAGTCCTACATATTGTCATTTAGTTTATTTAGGTTTTGCAACACCAGTCAGAAAGACTGATAATTCATTTGATATTGTAGATGACATTGAGGGTTCTTCTCAAACGTATAATGCAGATGGAACGCTATTAGGCGTTGGAGATATACCAGAATCAAATACTCCTATTAAACATAATATTGGTTTAATGTTTTCAGGTGTAGATCAATCTTTAATTTCTACTTGTTTAAGTAACGATGTGCTTGGAAGTGAAATAAAAGTTTATCGTGGCGTAGTAAGTGGAACGACTTGTATTGCTGATCCTTTTTTATTATTTCATGGACATTTAGCAGATTTTCAAATTAACGATGGTGGGACAGGAGCAAGTTTAGGAATGTCAGTTACAAGTCATTTTGGAAATTATGAAAAAATAAATGGAAGAACAACATCAGATATATCCCAAAAAAGATTCTTTTCAAGTGATAAAGGTTTTGAATTTTCAGCTTTAACAATAAGAGATATTAGGTGGGGTAGAAAATAATGGGTTGGATTAGTAGAGCAGTAAGTGTTGTTACAGGTGCAGTTGCAAAAGCGGCTCCAGCATTAAAGTTTTTTAAAAAGTGGAGTCCTTGGCTAACTTATATTCAAATAGGAATACAAGTTATTTCTTGGTTAAGAAAACCAGATATTCCTGACT